AAATCTTTTTTACTGCCACTTGGATTAGATCCTGATACAGAAATTTTTCCAAAACAGAAAGAACTAAAGGAAGATGACAAAGGAGAAATAAAACCAGGAAACTTTATAAACTTACCTTATTATAACAATGGTAATACAAAAAGATATGCAGTCGACAAAGACAACAACAAATTAGACTTAGAAAAATTTTTAGAGATAGCTTTTCAAAACAGAATTGGTAAAGATGAATTAGACAAACTAGTTGATCAAACATATAAAAATATTTTAGTAGGAACACACGAAGAGTTTAGTGATGGTCCACCATGTTTAGCATTATGTTCTAAAAGAAAACTAGAAGATGGCAGAGATAGATTTATGTATAATTATATGGTCTTTGCAAAAAAGAAATATAAAGAAAAATGGCCAGATCAAGTTGCAAAAGCAAATTATAATTATTTAGAAGATCCATGGGACAAAACAAAATTAGACTCTAAGATATCTGCATGGCGAAAAGATACTGCAGGTCATACTTGTTATGAAGATCCAATACATAGTAAGTGCATGCGTAGTCTTTGTTATTCAAGACCATTCGGTGTTAAGTCAGATAGTATTACAATGTTTCCGGATATTACAGACTTTGAAATTATTATGTATGCCGAACCAGAATACAGATTTAATGTAGCATTACCAGATGGAACTAAAGCAGGTGTTGTTGCAAATCACAGAAGATTAATTACAAAACAAACAGAATTATTAGATTTAATATGGGAGCAAACAGGTATCTATCATGAACCATTAAAACCAAAAGATTTTAGAGCAAAACTTACAGAGTTTAGAAAAAGTTCTACAAAAATTACACCACCAGCAGGCACACAGATAGGAGATAGATTAAAAGAAGAATTATTTCAATATTGTGTTAATGGACCAAGAGCAAGAGAAAGAATACAGATTAATAGTGGTTCTTGTTTAACGGAAGATGGTCATCATTTTTTTAGATTTAATTCTTTTTTAGATCATTTAGGTTCTAGTTGGAAAATTCCAGAAGAAAGAATAGCACAAAAATTAAAAGATAAATGTGATGTAGAGTTTAATCATTCTTTAAATGTTGATGGTAAGACAATAAAAGTATGTAGAGTAAAACAATTACATATAGATAAAATAGAATACAAACCTGTAGAAAGAAAAGAAAGTAATTACTAATGAGATATAAAGTAGTAGGTCCACCAGGTACAGGTAAAACAAGAAGATTATTAAATGAGGTACAAAAATATGTTGACAAAGGAACACCATTAAATCGTATAGGTTATTTTGCTTTTACTCGTAAAGCTGCAGGCGAAGCAAGAGATAGATTTTTAAAAGTAAAAACAGAACTTACAAAAAAAGACATAGAACATTTTCAAACATTGCACTCATTAGCATTTAATAAACTTGGTTTAAAAGAAGAAAATGTTATGCAAGATTTAAATTACAAAAAAATAGGTGAAACATGTGGTATTCAAATTAAATATGCATCTTATGAAACAAACAATTGGAATGGTATATTTTCATCGGATAGTGAATATTTAGGATTAATTAATTTAGCACGAGTAAAACAAATATCAGTATTAGAACAATTAGATTTAAATGAACATTTATCTAAAATAGAAAGAAATAAACTAGATGCAATAGAGAAAGAAATAAACAATTATAAAAAAGTATATGGTTTAATTGATTTTACAGACATGATTCAAAAATTTTTAGATACAAAAAACACTCCACCATTTGATGTAATATTTGTAGATGAAGCACAAGATTTATCTTTAATACAATGGTCTATGATAAATAAAATAGAACAAGATACAAATTGTGATGTATGGGTAGCAGGTGATGATGATCAAGCTATATTTGGTTGGGCAGGTGCTGACGTAGATTCTTTTATTGATTATGATGCAGAAGAAATACCTCTAACTAAGTCAGAAAGAGTGCCGAGTATTATACAAAAAACTGCATTAAATGTCATCAATAGAATAGATAATAGAATACTAAAAAAATATTTACCAAAAGAACAACCAGGAGAAATACACGAACGATATAAATTATCTGACATAGATCTGTCTACAAGTGATTGGTTGATACTAACTAGAACTAAATCATTGTTAAAACCAATACCGACGTATTTAAAAAAGAAAGGTTTATTTTTTAATACCGCACAAGGAAATAGTATTGGAAAAAGTCTGTATGAAGATATACAATACTGGTCGCAATTACAAAAAAAAGTTACTCTTCCAGATATACAATTACAAAGAATAAAAGAAAGAATAAAAGGACCAATGAATCTATCATTAAAATGGTATGATGCATTTAATAATGTATCAGACAGTCAAATAAATTATATGCGATTGTTATTATTAAACAATGAAGATCCAACGAAAGACGCAAGAATAAAAGTATCAACAATACATGGAGCTAAAGGTGGTGAAGCAACTAATGTTATTTTATTTTTAAATCACACAACAAATACAATTAAAGGAGCAAAAAGATCTATTTACAAACAAGATGAAGAATATCGTGTTTGGTATGTAGGTATAACTAGAACTATGAAAAATTTATATTTAATTAAATCTCAAAATAAATCAAAGGAGTTTAAAATATGAGCGAAGTATGGAATAAACAACACGGAGGATCACACTACACTAAATACAAGATACAGCCAAGTAAGTTTGTAGTAGAGAATAAATTGCTATATCCCGAAGGTTGTGCTATAAAATATATAATTCGTCACCAAGATAAAAATGGAAAAGAAGATTTATTGAAAGCAATACATTTTATAGAAATGATAATTGAAAGGGATTATAAATGATATTTAAAGCTCAAACAGAGTGGGTTAAGCCTACAGAATTTCCTGACTTAAGATTTTGTGAAGAAATTTCAATTGATTTAGAAACAAAAGATTCAGAATTAAAAACTATGGGATCAGGTTCTGTAATTGGTAAAGGTAAAGTTGTAGGATTTGCAGTTGCAACTGAAGGTTATTCTGGATACTTTCCATTTGATCATGAAGGTGGTGGCAACCTAGAAAAAAGTAAAGTAATTCAATGGTTTACAGACCTTTGTAAAACAACTTCAACAAAAATATTTCACAACGCAATGTATGATGTTTGTTGGATTCGTTCAATGGGTATTAAAATTAATGGAAGAATAGTTGATACTATGATTGCAGCATCTTTAGTTAATGAAAATAGATTTAGGTATGATCTTGGATCGTTAGGTTGGGACTATTTAAATCAAGGTAAGAATGAAAGTGAATTAATAAATGCTGCAAAAGAATGGGGTATAGATCCTAAAGCAGATATGTGGAAGTTACCTGCAATGTATGTTGGTAATTATGCTGAACGTGATGCAGAACTTACGTTTGCACTTTGGAAAGTTATGCAAAAAGAAATGTTAACTCAAGATTTAGAATCTATTTTTAATCTCGAGACAGATCTGTTTCCTTGTCTGGTAGATATGAGATTTCTTGGCGTGAGAGTGGACGTTGAAAAAGCTCATACAATGAAGAGCCAATTAGCATTAAAAGAAAAAGAACTCCTGTCAAAAGTAGAAAAAGAAACAGGAATAGATACTCAAATATGGGCAGCAAGAAGTATTGCAAAAGTTTTTGATAAATTAAATTTACCTTACGAACGAACGTTAAAAACCCAGGCTCCTTCATTTACAAAAAACTTTCTCTCTTCTCATACTCATCCTTTAGTGCAATGTATATCAAAAGCTAGAGAGATAAACAAGGCACATACAACATTTATAGATACTATTATAAAACACGAACATAATGGTAGAATTCATGCGGATATTAATCAAATTAGATCTGATACTGGAGGCACAGTAACAGGTAGATTTTCATATTCAAATCCAAATTTACAACAAATTCCTGCTCGTAACAAAGATTTAGGTCCATTGATCAGATCCCTCTTTATACCTGAGTCTGGTTGCGAGTGGGGATGCTTTGACTACAGTCAACAAGAACCAAGACTAGTAGTTCACTATGCATCTCTTGATCAAGACGCAAGTGTTTTTGGTGTTAAAGATTCTTACGAGGGTGGCGACGCAGACTTTCATACAATCGTCGCAAAGATGGCTGACATACCAAGACTACAAGCTAAAACAATTAATCTAGGGTTATTTTATGGTATGGGTAAAGCTAAACTACAAGCAGAGTTAGGTGTATCTAAAGATAAAGCAGAAGAATTATTTAATATTTATCATCAACGTGTACCATTTGTAAAAAGTTTGATGAACTCTGTATCTAACAGGGCCCAGCAACGTGGACAGATAAGAACTTTACTTGGTAGGTTGTGTCGGTTTCATTTATGGGAACCAAATCATTTTGGTATACATAAAGCATTACCATTTGACCAAGCTCGCCAGGAATATGGAGCAGGCATCAAGCGTGCTTATACATACAAAGCTTTGAATAAATTAATTCAAGGATCAGCTGCAGATATGACAAAAAAATCTATGTTGGAACTTTACAAGGAGGGCATTGTTGCACACATACAAATTCACGATGAATTGGATATTTCGGTTGAAGATGATATAAAAGCAAAACGTATAAAAGAAATTATGGAATCCGCAGTTGATTTAGAAATACCAAACAAAGTAGATTATGAATCTGGTAAAAACTGGGGAGAAATAAAATGAGGAGTTATTATGTCTTACTTAAATGCAAATATACCAGTAGAATATGCACAAATACGAAGGGAGTATTTATATGATTGTAAAAAACATCACGGAGAAGTTGAAGACTGCATTGTGTTTGGTCTTAGCGCTATTGCAGGTCACGCTATTTTATTTCATGCGATTATGGAGAATGGCGCTGTCTTTTATCGTCTCCCGATTTCTGCCTTCATTCAGAGAGGATTTAGACCGGAAGATGTTCCTAAACGTAGACTTGATGAACTTCAGCTTTGGAATTGTTTTAGCTATTATCCTTCTGTTCACATTTGGGATATTTTAGGTGGCACATCCGGCAAGTACATAGGCAAAGATAAAAAATGGCATCATGGTAATTATCTATTTACCGTTGACTTTGCACATCCAGAGAGTAATATACTAGACGTAGAGCATTCTGAAATACCGCACGAACACAAGTGCGCACACATAATTGCGTTAGATGATGGCAATTATGCAGCACAACCAAACAATAGATGTATATGGGACATACCTTCTTTCACTGTAAAAGATGAAATACCAGATTGGAAAGTGCAAACCTCAGAATGGAATGTAGAAGAAACAGGTAAATGGAGAACAGAAGATACCGATAAATTCTTCTATGAAATGGAGGAGAAAAAAAATGATTAAAAAATTTATAAAAAAAATTTGGGATAAATTTGTTAATTGGCTTTTTAATTGGCAAAAATAATGAGCAAGTGTCAAAAATGTTACCACGAGTGTCATTGTAGTATGGAGTTACACTCAGATCAATATGGTATATGTACTTGTGAATATTGTGAATGTTCCTCAAGAGAAGATGATAAGACATTTGAAAATGAGGTAGAACACGATAAATGATAGGAAAAAAAATGAACTATTATTTTACAGGAATATTAATTATTCTTATGACTTTGTTAGCTCTATTTAGTGGGCCAAAAGCATACGGAGGTTCAACACAAACAAATACATCTGGTTCCAACACAGCTATTGAAGGTGGATACACGTCCACAGCAACCACTACCTATCAATCTGGATCAAGTTCTAATAGTACAACAAGTAATACAACAAATTCAAACATAAGATCAGCACCACCAAGTTCTAGTGCACCATCTTATAATTCTATGACACAAGACGTTTGTGCTGTAGGTGGATCGTTAGGTGTACAAACATTTGGTCTTGGTGTTAGTGGTGGTAAACATTTTATAGATAAAAATTGTGAAAGATTAAAATTAGCAAGAATACTTAACGACTTTGGTATGAAAGTTGCAGCAGTAGCAATACTCTGCCAAGATGAACGTGTGTTTGAATCAATGATACAAGCAGGCACTCCATGTCCAATCGACGGTAAAATAGGTAAAGAAGCAGAAAAACTTTGGTCTAAATATGATAATGAAAGACCCGATTACGATATATATGTAAAACGTATGAAAGCTAGAGAGAAAAAAGAAAAGAAAATAGCAAGAGATGCAGCTTTAGCTGAAAAGAAAAAATTAAAAGAAGAAGCTAAAATGACAAAAGAATTTGAAAAAATAGATAAAGAATTAGAAAAAGAAAAAATAATTTTACCAAAGAAAAAACCTTTAAATTGGGAGTCACCTAAATAATGCCTAGACCAGTTCGAAAGTGGATAGTTAGATTAAGAATGTGGTGGGCAGATGTTCGTGGACATCATGGAAAAAAATGGGATTATGAACCTGGAGACTATTATATGGGAAGGAAGAAAAAATGATTTGGTTAACAATATTTATAGGAGCTAGTGTATATGCGTACTTTGCTATTGACCGTTTTGCTGACAGCATTAACCCTTACAACTTCAGCAGAAGAAATAACAACAGGTAATCTATTACCAAATGGCACTGGTTCTGCCTCTAATTTACAATCAATAGACAATACAATACCAAACGTACAGTCAAGCTGTTCATCATTTACATCTGTCAATACTACATGCACAAATCAAAACTGGAACTATCAAGAGGTAGAAGTAGGTAGTACATCATCAGGCACAGGTAGTTTAAATTATACAGGTAATTTAGTTGGTATTACAACAGATGGTGATACAACAACACAAAACATGTTGGACAATGGTATAACATTAGATTCTACTACGGTTGTACAAAATTGTGAATGGTCTGGATCATCTTCTCAATGTGGTCAATCTAGATCAGGAAGAGATACATTTAAAACAACGGTAAAAATATTAGATTCTGATGGCAATACATTATCGCAGGTAGATCAAATTAGAAATACAGATTCAGGTTATTATGGAAATGCAGATAAATATACAGATCAAGTTATATACAATGGTACTGGTTCTAATCAATTTGATTGGACCTGGACTGGTATTGACAATGGATCTCCATTAGTTGATTTAGGTGGACCTAATTTATTAGGTGCTAAACTAACCATGACTTATGACAATACAATTATATCAAATGA